TCCGGTTCGTTCGCAGGTTTGAGCGCCGTTCGGTCCCAATGCAAACGCACGTTGCCCCCCTGCGCGTAGCAGGGCTTCTCCAGCCGCCGTTGCGGGCCGTGAAGCTCAAAGGTAATGACGTACTCTCTGGCCTCGCCCTCGCGGGCGCACAGGGGCGCACCGCTCCCGCCGCACCCCCGCGTGCCGCCTCCACCGCCGCACGTTATCCGCACCGCTCTCGGCTTGAGCGGCACCGTCGCGGGGCATTGGACAAACCGGACCCCGTCCACGCGGCGGACCTTGCCGTCGGCGTGCCATCCCTCCGGGACCGTGCAAACCGTAGGCACGCCCGCTCTGAAGCTCTCCACCGCTTGCGCGAACGTATCGGCGGAGTAATTCAGCACCGTCCGCGCCCGCGCCCCTAGCGCGGCCACAAAGGGCCTCCAGAGCCGCCAGCCGAAGTGAACGTAGGTCCACGCCCCGCCCTTCGGCGGCGCGGCCTCGCAAAGCGCCTCAAGGTAGCCCCAATCTATCGCGCCGGATGATTGCTCCGGGCGCGGGTTCGCCCCGCAGGTGCCGGGGCATGTTGCAAAAGTCTGGACCCCGGCGCGATACGTTACCGGGATCGGGCCGGTTTTCTTGTCGCCGCTTGAATCAACTAGTGTGAGCATGATCAGACTCCCTTTTTGATTAATTGCGCCTTAGCGGGGCGGCACTGCGCCGCCCCTTGGTTTGGGAACTGGTGCTAGATAGCGTCCGCCGCCGCTTGAGCGGCGAGGTCCGCGTCATACCGCGCGGCCTGCGCCGCTTCCGCGTCCGCATCCGCCGCCAATTGCGCGAGCCGCGCCCGCTCGCTCACCGTTTTCGCAACGTCCCGGAGCGACGCCGCGCTCGCCGTCGCGGCATCCGCCTGCACCGAAAGCAAGCGGGCGCGATCGTCCGCGTCAATGTATTCCGCCCACGCTATCGCCGCCTCGCAGGCGTCTGCGCTCGCACGGGCGGCGCTGAACATGGCGCGGCAGTACAACGCCCCGGAGTCATCCCCGGCGGCTTCCGCGACGCGCACCGCCCGGAAGATCGCCCGCCCGGCAAGTCGCGCGTTGTCCGCGTGATCGTTCGCGGTCGCGTAGTCGCGCAAGTCCAGCGCGTCCACCGTCGCTGCGTGATAACCGGCGGCGTCCTGCGCCGCCTCGCGGGCAATATCAACCGGGGCGCGTTCCGCCGGGGCCGGGGTTGTCAAAGTAATCTTGATCATGGTTCTATCCTCCAGATTGCGGGGCGGCGGGATTGCCGCCCCTTGCGTTGCGTTGCGTTAAGCCGCGAGCTTGAGTAGCGCGTCGCGGGCCTCCACCTTGAGCGCCGCGCCGCGCCCGAATAGCGAGCTATCGACCCGGTTCTGCAAGCTATGCCCGCGCTGTTCGTGGTCAACGTATTGCGTGACCGCGTTCAGCAGGCCCCAAGCCGTGCCGCGAGCGGATGGCAAGCTCGCGCCCTCGCCCGCGCCCTTGAACAGATCCCAAACGCGGGCGATCTTGGTCCGCGTTTGCGCCGGGATCAGAGCCTGATCCGTTTCCATTGGCACGGGCTTGCCGTCGCTACCCTTGATCCCGAGCAACGCCCAGATCGTTTGCCCCGCTTCCCGGTCCGCCATCGGGGTCGAAGCTAACCGCTCCGCGTCCGTCATGAACCGGGCGAACGTGTCGCCCACCTGTAGGTCGCGCTTGACGCGGTCCGGGTCGAAGGTCGAAGTGTGGCGGACCTTGATAGCGGACGCGCCCGCATCCGAAAGGGCCATTGACAACGTGTTCTGGCAAACCACGCGGATCGAAGTGTGCGTTGCGGTAGTCGCCATGCTCCCGTCGCAGGCGGTCGCCAGCATGAGGTACGCGCCGATCCGGTCGCCGCCCGCCAGTACGCCGCTTTCGCGGATCGAGCGGGCGAGCGCCCAGTATCGTGCGCCGTCGCTGAGGACCCCGGCGGTTTCCATCTCATAGCCGCCCGCGTATGCCAGATCCCGAAAGAATTCCAGCACTTCAATTGGTTGCACTACCTTGTACCGATCCGACACCGTCGCAAGCGCGGTTTGATTGTCGGACCGCACGACTACCTTCCGGTCCGGGATCCGTTCGATTGAGCCGTCCGCTTTCGCGTACAGCGCCGGAGTTAAATCGAGCCGGTACAGCATCCCGCTGTTTTTCGCCCAGACTTCCGGCGGCGCGTCCGCCGGGGTCTCACCGCCGAGAATGTGCCAAGCCGGTTCGCTACCAGCGCGGCGGGTAAAGTTGGCGTGGCCGCCAATAAAACTGATGTTATGCATTTTCTGATCCTCTATTGCGGGGCGGCGGGATTGCCGCCCCTTGGTCCGGCAGTTTAGGCCCTTATAAATTCCCGTCAATAGTTCGCCGCTAATTTTCCGAAAATATTTTCGGGGTTAACTATAAGCCCCTCCCGTCGCGGCGGAGTGATGAAACGCGCCCGCGCCTCACGCGCCCGCGTCTCACGCGCTACGCGCCCGCGCCTCACGCGCCCGCGCTTCACGCGCTACGCGCCCGCGCCTCACGCGCTACGCGCCCGCGCCTGCCCGCGTCCATGTTCCCCGCGCGTCACGCGCTACGCGCCCGCTCGCGCGCCCGCGCGAACTTATCCACAGGCAATTAAGCCCGGAACGATAAGCGCCTAAGTTATCCACTTATCCACAGGGAAAGTTATACACAGGGTCTACAAGGCCCCTGAGAGGCCGCAGGAGGCGTTTAGAGGGTTCCGGGTATCAGGGTCAAGCTACCCGATTTTAAACGCAGTACAGAACAAATCGTTTAAAATCAATGACTTACAAACCCTATGGCACGCCGGTTGCTATAGCACAAGCCATGCCAAAAAAAGGGCCGTTTTGCCCCTTGCACGCCGCGCCGCGTTGTGGTAGCGGCTCGCTCGCGCCCGCGCCTCCCCGCGCTCACCCTCGCCCGCGCGTCACACGCTACGCGCCCGCCTGCCCGCGTCGTGGTGCCCCGCGCACGCTACGCCCGCCCGCGCGAGTAGCACGGGGTCCGATTGCGCGTCCAGCCTTTCCCCAAAATCGCGAAAAGTTGAACGCTTGACCAATAACGATACGAACCGTCTCGTATTGTAATTGCCCCGGAATTTTACCCGGCAATATTCCGCCGACCCCGCGCGGCACCTTGACGCGGGCACGCAGGCTACGCGCGGTCTCGTTTCGTGCGCGTCGCGCGGGGTTTGTTTCGTGGGCGCGGGCGAGCGCGGCACCTCGACGCGGGCGGGCAGGTCACACGCGCGGCACCTTGACGCGGGCGCGCGAGCGCAGCGCGGTCTCGTTTCGCGAGCGGGCGCACGCGCGGCACCTTGACGCGGGCGCGGGCGCGAGGCCGACTACGTCCCGCTCGGCGGCAGGGCCACGAGGCGACCCCCACCCCCCAAATTCGCAATGGGTCCCATGCCCTGTCCTGCTCTACTAATCCACTCAACCAAATCTCAGATTTGCAAATTGCAATTTATACCAACCCCCCCGGTGCCTTTTTGAAATCCCGACCCCACGGGGGTATATTTTGCAGTTGACAGCTTTCTGATTTAATCTTTACACTGAGGTATAAAGGTGTAAGTATGCGAGATATTGACGCTGTAAAAAGAAATAGAATTAAACGAGCAAAAGATAGCAATAAAGTAGTAGACAAAAGAAGTATGCAATATGCGGCCAAGGGCGCGGACATTTCTAATAAAGTTTTGTTAAGCGCAATTGCAAGTATGTTCAAATGTGAGACAGTTGCCGAGGCCAAACGGGCGTACAGAAAAACTGTTATGAAAAAAATGTCTAACATTAGAAAATATGTAAATCCTTATGCCTACTAAACTTAAAACCGATTCCCCATTAGCTGTTGTGTTTAACGCAATCCATCCGTCGCGGGTTAGAACTGAGGCGCAAAAAGCAGGATCTATAGAAAAAAACAATGCAAAATTAGCCGCAGCGCAAGCGGACGGAAGTTCGCCAATAAAGTACAAAAAAACGCCGCCTAAAATGCCCGCGTATGATCGCAAAAAGGAAAACATCAAATTGGCTGCAATAACGATGATTCAAGCGCAGTTAGCGCAGTACGATAAGATCATCATTAAAGACCCGGAGCAGTTGCGGACTTATGTCACCAACAAGCTGATTGAAGTGTCCCAGTGCGGTGCGGTCAAAGAGGAACTGCGGGCGTTGGAGTTGTTAGGGAAGATGTCGGACGTTGGGTTGTTTACGGACAAGACCGAGATCAAGGTGTCGCACACCAACTCCGGTGCCCTTGAGGAGACAATCAAGGAAAAAATTGGCCGTTTGATTGCGCTCAAGAAGCAGGAAATCGAAGAGCCGGATGAGGACGACATTGACGACGTAGAGTACGAAGACCTTGGCGACGAAGAGAGCGACGAAGGCGACGACTAAATGTTTGACGCGCTGAATTTGGATGAACAGACCCTGCAAGATCTCCTTGCGGTGTTGCCGTCGCTTCCAGAAGAAGAAAAACGCACCCTGCTCCATGATCTCCAGCGCCTTGAAGAAGTAAAATCCCGTGAGCAATGCCGGGAAGAGTTCATTCCTTTCGTGCAGCGCATGTGGCCGGGGTTCATTTCCGGTCGGCACCACAAGATTATGGCCCGTGCCTTTGAGCGCGTTGCCAAAGGCGAGATAAAACGCCTCATCATCAACATGCCGCCCCGGCATACCAAGTCAGAATTTGCGTCTTACCTCCTCCCGGCATGGTTTTTGGGTAAATTTCCCGAGAAAAAGGTCATCCAAACGTCGCACACTGCCGAATTGGCAGTAAATTTTGGCCGAAAAGTGCGAAATTTGGTGGATGAAGAGGGTTACCGCAGTATTTTTCCCGAAACCGTGCTGCAAGTGGACTCAAAAGCGGCGGGAAGATGGAATACCAGCAAGGGCGGGGACTATTTCGCTATCGGTGTCGGCGGCGCGGTGACGGGTAAGGGCGCAGACCTGTTGATTATTGACGATCCGCACTCGGAACAAGAAGCCACCATTGCCGAAACCAACCCCGAGGTCTACGACAAAACGTATGAGTGGTACACATCAGGCCCACGGCAGCGTTTGCAGCCGGGAGGGGCTATTGTTGTCGTAATGACCCGTTGGTCAAAGCGGGATTTGACCGCTCAGGTGTTGAAAGCGGCGGCGATGCGCGAGGGAGAGGAGTGGGAGGTCATCGATTTCCCGGCCATTATGCCCAGTGGGAACCCCCTGTGGCCTGAGTTTTGGCCTTTGGAAGAACTTGCAGTATTGCGGCAGGAGTTGCCTCACGCCAAGTGGATGGCTCAGTACATGCAAGACCCCACCTCAGAGGCGAGTGCTATCGTCAAGCGTGAGTGGTGGCAAGTGTGGGAGAAGGAAGACCCCCCGCAGTGCGAGTTTGTATTGATGTCGTGGGACACGGCGTTTGAGAAACATAATCGTGCCGACTACAGCGCCTGCACCACTTGGGGAGTTTTCTACCGGGACGACGACGGCTCCGACTGGGAAGTGAGTAAAGCCGACCGGGGTAAGCCGCAGGCGCATATTATTCTGCTGAATGCGTTCCGGGATCGGATGGAGTTCCCGGAGTTAAAGCGGGTGGTTATCGACCAGTATAAGTCGTGGGAGCCAGACGGCGTTATTATTGAGAAAAAAGCGTCAGGTGCGCCGCTAATTTACGAGCTTCGTGCGATGGGTATTCCTGTGCAGGAGTTCACCCCGACTAAGGGGAACGACAAAATATCCCGGCTTAATGCCGTGTCGGACATATTTGCGTCTGGTAGAGTGTGGGTGCCCGAGACCCGCTGGGCAGAGGAAGTGATTGAAGAAGTAGCGTCATTCCCTGCGGGGGACCACGACGACTACGTTGACTCGGTATCGATGGCGATGATGCGGTTCCGTCAGGGCGGGTACATCCGCACGACGTTGGACGAGCCAGAGGAGGACATCCCCCTCCGCTACCGCAACCCGAACAAGAAGCCGTACTACTAAAAGGAACCCCACATGGGCGACGAAGAGATTCAGATTGAAGTCGAAGTAATTGACGACGGTTCCACCCTGCCGGGGGAGGACAACACGCCTGCGTCCGGTGCCGAGTTTGCCCTTGCCGAGCTTCTTGGGGAACCCATGATCGACAAGGAAGATCCCGAAGTTGAGGACTTTTACCGGAACTTAGCCGAAGATTTTGACGATAAGACGCTCTCGTCCATTGCGGATGACCTGTTGGATTCTTTTGATGGTGACACCGCGTCGCGCAAGGACTGGTTGCAGACCTACATCGACGGGCTTGAACTGCTTGGGTTGAAGATTGAGCAGCGGACTGAGCCGTGGAACGGTGCGTGCGGGGTGTTCCATCCCCTGCTGTCGGAGGCGCTGGTTAAGTTCCAAGCCGAGACCATCATGGAGACCTTCCCGCCGAGTGGGCCGGTGAAGACGACCATCATTGGGAAGGAGACGCCGGAGAAGAAAAAAGCGTCGATCAACGTCGCGGCGGATATGAACTTCCAGTTGACGGAGGTGATGACCGAGTACCGCCCCGAGCATGAGCGGATGTTGTGGGGTCTGGGCTTGAGCGGTAATGCGTTCAAGAAGGTCTACTACGACCCAGCAATTGAGCGCCAAATCTCCCTCTACGTCCCGGCGGAAGATCTCATTGTGCCTTACGGCGCGTCTAACTTGGACACTGCCGAGCGCGTTACGCATGTGATGCGGAAATCAAAGAACGAGGTCATCAAGCTGCAAGCCAGTGGGTTCTACCGGGACGTTGACCTCGGTGAGCCGACCAAAGGCAACCTTGACGAGGTGGAGAAAAAGATCGCGGAGAACATGGGCTTCAGTGCCACCTCTGACGACCGCTTCAAGATTCTTGAAATCCACGTTGACCTTGACCTGTCGGAGTACGACGAGACCGACCCGGAAGCAGGCGACGAGGAGACCGAGATGGGGGGCATTGCGCTGCCCTACGTTGTCACTATTGAGAAATCCACCCAAACCGTCCTAGCTATTTACCGCAACTGGGCACCCGACGATGAGAAGAAACTTAAGCGCGAGCACTTTGTTCATTATCCCTATATTCCCGGTTTTGGCTTTTATGCTTTTGGTTTGGTTCACCTTCTGGGTAGCTTTGCCAAGTCTGGTACGTCCCTTATTCGCCAGCTTGTGGACGCGGGCACACTATCCAACCTCCCCGGCGGCTTTAAGACCCGAGGAATGCGAATCAAGGGAGACGACACCCCCATCTCCCCCGGAGAGTTCCGCGACGTAGACGTTGCGTCTGGCACCATCAAGGACAACATCATGACGCTCCCGTACAAGGAGCCGTCGCAAGTCCTCTTCACCCTGATGCAGAACATCGTGGATGAAGGACGGAAGTTCGCCAGCACCACCGACCTCAACGCCTCGGACATGTCGGCACAGTCTCCGGTAGGCACCACGCTGGCTATTCTTGAGCGCAGTTTGAAAGTGATGTCGTCCGTGCATAGTCGTGTGCATTACGCGATGAAGAGAGAGTTGCGCCTCCTCGCCTCCATCATCCGGGATTTCACTCCTGACGAGTACGACTACGAGCCGGAAGAGGGTGGGAAGAAGGCTAAAAAAGCCGACTACGACATGGTGGACGTTATCCCCGTGTCCGACCCCAACGCCTCGACGATGGCGCAGAAAGTTACGCAGTGGCAGGCGGTCATGCAGCTTGCCCAGAATTCCCCCCAAATCTATGACCTCCCTGAGCTTCACAGGCAGATGCTTGAGGTGCTGGGCGTGCGGAACATTGGGAAAATCATCCCGACCGAAGAAGACCAGAAACCGACAGACCCCGTCACTGAAAACATGCGGATCCTCGCGGGCAAGCCGGTCAAAGCGTTCATGTACCAAGACCATGAAGCGCATATTGCCGCTCACCAAGGGATGGCGCAGGACCCGCAAGTGCTGGAGCTAATTAACAACACCCCTGCGGCTAAAACCATCGCAGCGGCGGGCGCGGCGCACATTGCCGAGCATCTTGGGTTCCTGTATCGCAAGAATATCGAGGGCCAGCTTGGCGTGCCCCTGCCGCCGCCTGATGAGCCGTTGCCGGAGAATGTTGAGGTCCAGTTGTCCCGGATGGTTGCCCAAGCGCAGGCACAACTGACGCAGAAGAACCAAGCCGAGGCTGCTCAAGCGCAGAAACAGCAAGAAGCGCAGGATCCGTTGAATATCATCCAGCGGGAAGAGTTGGAGTTGCGGAAGCAAGAAATGCAGCTTAAAGCGCAGAATCAACAAGCAGAACTCCAACTTAAAGCCCAAGGGCAGCAAGCGGATATTCAGCTTCAAAAAGAGAAATTGGCGCTTGAGTCAGGGAAACTTAACGCCCAAACTCAAATGAAAACCCAAGAATTAACTGCCAAACAGCAACTTGATATGGCTAGTCGTGAGCATGAAGCGGCTATAAAAGCGCAAAATTTGCAACATCAATCTGATTTAGCAACTCAAAAATTGCAATATCAGGCTAATCAAAAAAATCAAGATCAACAGCATCAAACCCGCCAAGGTATTCAAGATAGAGCGTTCCAAAGGACGCGCCCACAGGCTCAAAAACCTGAGAAAGAGAGTAAAGAGTGACTGTAATTGACCTGATTTTGGAAAAAATAAACGAACGCCTTGCCGATGTCCAAGAAGACTTGGGCAGTGGAGTAGCTAAAGATTACGCAGATTACAGATATATCTGCGGAATTTTGCACGGGATGTTGGCGGTAAAACGCTATGTTGAAGACCTTAATAACAGTCTGGAGAATGATTAATGAGTGATGAGCACCAAGATGTTCAATCGGCAACACAATTGCCTAACCCCACAGGCTACAAAATCCTGTGCGCTATCCCTGACATCGAAGCAAAGTTCGATAGCGGTCTCCTCAAAGCGGAGAAAACGATTAAGGACGAGGAATTGATGACCACGGTGCTTTTCGTGGTCAAGATGGGGCCGGATTGCTATTCCGATACCTCACGGTTCCCCAGCGGCCCTTACTGCAAAGAAGGGGACTTTATCCTTGTTCGCCCGCATTCGGGTTCGCGAGTTCACATCCACGGGAAATCTTTCCGTCTCATCAACGACGATAGCGTCGAGGGTGTAGTGGAAGATCCGCGTGGCATTAGTCGTTCTTAAGGAGTAAATCATGGCAACTGACAAGAATGTGGCCGAGTTGGAAGACGATTTTGAAATTGAAGTTGAGGACGACACCCCGGAGGAAGACCGAGGCCGGGAGCCGATGCCGGAAGACATCGTTAAAGAACTTGATAACGATGATGAGCTTGAGAATTTTTCCAAAGAAAAAGCCAAGCAATTGAAAAAAGTTTGGCACGACGAACGCCGTGCTAAAGAAGCCGCGTTGCGCGAACGCGATGAAGCGGCGGGACTCGTTCGGCGTTTTGCCGAAGAGAATAAGGCGCTTAAAAAGAACTTGCATACGGGCGAACAGGCGCGGGTGGACACCGCCGCTGTTGCGTTTGAACACGAATTAAACGCCGCCAAAAATGAGTATAAAGATGCGTATGAATCTGGCGACGCAGATCGTGTCTTAGAAGCTCAAGAAAAGTTAATGTCGGCTAAATTAAAACTCCAACAAGTTGAAAATTATCGCCAGCATCAACAACAAAATGCTAGACAGACCGATGAAACTAGAGTAGATAGCTCTAATACGGACGGATGGTCTGCGACGCCGGTTAAAAATGCTTCGGCTCAACCCGATCCAAAAGCAGTTTCGTGGCAAAAACGAAATGCTTGGTTTGGTGAAAACCGCGTCATGACGAGTATGGCTTTTGGGCTGCACGAAGATTTGGTTGGTGAGGGCGTAGACCCCACTTCTGACGAATACTACTCGCGTATCGACAAGGAGATGCGGCGTAGATTCCCAGAAGAATTTGGGGCAAGCGAGAAGAAGAAACCCGGTACAGTGGTGGCTTCTGCAAAGCGTTCTACGGCCCCCCGCAAAGTTGTGCTGACTTCGACTCAGGTTTCTCTAGCTAGAAAACTTGGGTTGACCCCAGAACAGTACGCCCGTGAAATGATCAAATTGAATGGTGACGCCAATGGCTGAAAATAGAACCCCGCGAGACATGGAGACCCGAGATGCCGCTTCCCGACCCAAAAGTTGGGCACCGCCGTCGCTGCTTCCTGAGGTTAATCAGGAACCGGGATACTCCTACCGATGGATTCGCATCAGCACCTTGGGCACCCCTGACGTAAACAACATCTCGTCCAAACTACGAGAAGGTTGGGAACCCGTGAAAGCTTCGGAACATCCGGAAGCATTTACAATGACCGATCCAAATAGTCGGTTTAAGGACTCTATTGAGTCCGGTGGTCTTATCTTGTGTAA